GTAGCCGCCTTCAAACGCGCATCGACAGTATGGCCGATGTATTTATCGGAACAATTGCCCGCAACCGTCATGTTTCTGCCGATGATGTGCAGAACCATTACGGCGGTGGCGATGTGATGATCGACGCAAAGGCAGTCAGCGCCGGTCTTGCCGACAGGGTCGGCAGCCTTGAAGGACTGATTGCCGAATTGTCCTCTTCCAAAAAAAGCCCTCACACAGAGGGCTTTTTTAATGCCCAAAACCCTCCCCCATCAACACAGGAGAAAAAGCCGATGCCCCAAGAAACTTTAACGCTCGAAACCTTGAAAAAAGACCACCCTGAACTGGTCGCACAGCTGATGCGCGAAGGCGCTTCGGCTGAGAAAAAGCGGCTGGGTGCAATCCTCGGCAGCGAAGAAGCCAAGGGGCGTGAAAAACTCGCAAAAGAGATGGCGCTCAACACAGACATCAACGCTATTGAGGCTTGCCAGCTTATGGCCTGCGCTCCCGTTGAAGAACCCAAGGCCGCGACTTCTTTCGAGAAGATCATGGCCATGGTCAAGAATCCGGCCATCACGCCTGCCAGCGACGATGCCGATAACGACATCGATGCGGTTGCAAGCCGTATCGCTGCCGCCGTTTAACCCAAACAAACAAGGAGAAAACCATGACACGAGCTGAAGGATTTAAAGATCAGGGTGAATACAGTCCTGACAATCTGTTGGCGGGAGAACATCCCCGCGTTGAGCGCGTGGTGACGATTGCCGCAGGCGCAGATCTGGCTAAGGGTGCTGTCCTTGGCCGCATCACGACCAACGGCAAATTCAAACTCAGCGCATCGGCAAGTGCAGACGGCTCTCAAACGCCGGATGCCATTTTGGCTGAACGTGCCAACGCCACTGACAACGATGTGCAGGCAGTCGTCTATTTCAGCGGCGAATTCAACGAACATGCTCTGACGCTGGGCGCTGGTCACACGCTGGATAGCGTGCGTATCGCGTTGCGGGCAAAGAGCGTTTTCCTGCGCAAAAATCAGAAGTAACCCGTCTTTCACAAAAGGAGAAAATTCATGTCTATCGATATTTTCAATACCCACGTCCTGTCCAAGGTCGTGGAAAAGCTAGAACGTCCCAGCTCCTTCCTGCTCGACGTATTCTTCGGTCAGGAACAAACCGAAGATTCCGAAGAAATCCACTTCGACATCGACAAATCCAAGCCGAAGCTGACACCGTTCGTTTCGCCGCTGGTGGCCGGTAAGGTCGTGGATGACGTAGGTTTCACCACCAAGAGCTTCAAGCCTGCCTATGCCAAGGACAAGCGCCGCTTTGACCCCAATCGCCCGTTCAAGCGTTCGATTGGCGAGAAAATCGGCGGCACACTGTCCCCGCAGCAACGCCTGGAAGCCAATATCAACCGCACCCTGTCCAAGCAGCTGGAAAACCTGACGCGCCGCGAGGAAGTTATGGCATCGGAAGCTCTGCGCACGGGGCGCATCACGGTCAGCGGTGATGAATATCCGACCGTTGTCGTAGATTTCCAGCGTGATCCGTCCCTGACGGTGGCACTGGCGGGCGGCAGTCGCTGGGGTGAAACGGGTGTGAATGCGCTGGATAACCTCGAAGACTGGGTTGCCCGTATTCAGGAAAAATCCGGCGCGGTGGGCCGCACCGTGATCATGGATGCGTTGGCGTGGCGCGTGTTCAAGGCCGATCCCAAGGTGGAAAAGCTGCTGGATATTCGCCGCTTGCGTGATGCGGCAGATCTGGCGCTGGGGCCGATTGCTTTTGGCCAGAACAACGATTTGGCACGCTATGTCGGCACTATCGGCGATCTGGATTTCTGGGTTTATAACGATCGCTACGTTGACGACAACGATGCCGTCCAGAAACTCCTGCCGGATTACACCGTGCTGATCGGCAGCCCGACCCAATTGGAAGGCACACGTTGCTATGGCGCTATCCAGGACGAAAAAGCTGGATACCGTGCGCAGCGCTTCTTCTCTAAATCGTGGCTAGAGGAAGACCCTGCCGTGCGCTGGTTGCTGCTGCAATCCGCACCGCTGATCGTGCCTTACCGCCCGAACGCTTCGTTCTGTGCAACGGTACGCTAAGGAGGAATGACCATGAAAATCAAAGCGATCATCACTCTGCACATCAACGGCAAAGACCATGCGCCTGGCGCGGTGCTGGATATTGCGGACGATGAGGCCGAACGCCTCATCGCACGGGGTTTCGCAACGTCAGGACAGGAAAAGGCTGCGTCTGCATCCGCTCCGGCAAAAACCGCTACCACGCCTGCGGGCGGCAAACCCGCCCCGACGATTGAAGATATTGTCGAGGCGATTACTGGCCTTGATCCTACCAAGGATTACGGCAAGAACGGCAAGCCGAACGTGGAAGCCATCGAAGCCTTGCTGGGCGCAAATATTACCGCCCAGCAGCGTGACCAGGCATGGGAAATCTTTAGACAAGATGGTAAGGAAGAATGAGCTTCCAAGCCTCAGCTTCCAAAGCGGTAGATGCGCTGTTCGCTAAATTTGGGCGGGCGGCGCATCTCGTCTTTCGAGATAATACGGAGGCCGATGCGCTGGTTATCCATCGCTTTCCAGACCGTGTTTTCGATGTGATGGACACGCGCGTGCATACAGGTACAGACCTGTTTGAGCTGCGCTTGTCGGAAATCGATCCTGCCAAGGCGGTCTATCAAATCATCATCGATGGAAAAACTTATGTGGCGCAGGGCGAACCTGTGCGTGATCAACATGGGCTTGTGCTGAGGATTGAGGCCTATGCGTCTTAAAGCTGCCTTTGAGGGAAAGCTGCAGGAATACATAAAGACCGAATTCGCTAGGGCAGAGCGTGCCGTCACGCTCGGTGTGCGGGAGGCAACGGATGGTTTAAAATTGTCCATGCGCCGTCAGGTTACAAGCGCAGGCCTCGGCCAGCGTGTGGCCAATACTTGGCGCGGTGATCTCTATCCACGCGGGCAAAATTCTATCCGTGCGGCGGGAATGGTCTATACCAAGGCCAGCCGTATCATGGAAGGCTTCGAGAACGTAGCTGTTATTCGTTCAAAAGACGGATGGTGGCTGGCGATCCCGACGCCGAACGCGCCGAAGCGCGGCGTTGGCGGCAAACGGATCAATCCGTCAAACTTTCCTGAACACTCTTTGGGAAGGCTGCGCTTTGTTTATCGCAGCGGCAAGCCGTCCTTGCTGGTGGTCGACAACGCCCGCGCATCTTACAGTCGGAAGACTGGTCAGTTACGCGGTTTCCGAAAGGCAAGTGACCGCGCGGTCAGCAAAGGGCAAGGCCTCACCACCGTGGTGATGTTCTGGCTCGTGCCGCAAGTGCAGCTGAAAAGGCTTATCACCTTTGATGCGGAGGCGCGGCGCTGGTTCGACCGTCTGCCGCAGTTGATTTTGAAAAACTGGCCGGATGGGTAATATTAAAAAAATCGCTAAAACTAAACTGTGAGTTTAGTTTCTGGCATAATTTTAAAGAGCCTGATTATTTTGACGCAGATATTGGTAATTATCCTACCAATCTAAGCAGAAAAATAAACGAGATCGTCTTAGATATACCCTATCGGGACAATATCAATTTCTCGATTAAAAGGGATCATCGACTTGTGGAAACACAACACACATCCGTGACCAATAGGAATTTTTAGACTCTGGAGAAAATCAAAGCCCTTGAACCCTGTATTATAAATGGAAACAGATTTCTTAATCTCAATCGGATAGAGCTGTCCCGCTTGATGAATGAGTAAATCTGCCTCTCTTTTGTCTTTATCTGCGTAATAGAATAGAGGATGACTTTTTCCATTATGGATGTAGGATTTTATGATTTCAGAGACAACGAATGTTTCAAGCATGGCGCCGCTCATGGCACCTTTGGCAAGAACATCGGGATTTAGCCATCCCGTTAGAAAACAACATAGACCCGTATCCATAAAATAGAACTTGGGTGTTTTCAGTAGTCTTTTGCTGAAATTATTTGCATAGGGCTGAATGAAAACAACTAGTCCAGTCGCAAGAAGAACGTTAAACCAAGACTTGATTGTTGGAAGAGATACACCGACTTCTTTTGATATATCTGCATAGTTGATCATCTGTCCTGTACGTGAGGCAGCGATCTGAACGAACAGCCGAAAGGCCATGATATCGTCAATTTTCAAATAGTCGCGCACATCACGTTCAATGTAAGTCGTTACATATGACTCGTAAAAACGCTGCCAAATATCGACTTCGGAACTGACAACCTGTGGGTAAGAGCCGCGCCAGATCTTATAAAAGATATCACTTTCTGGAATAGGCTTTGCAATATCTTGGCGTTCTTTCAAAGCCTCTGGCAGTGGAATAAAATGTGGTGTCTGGGCACGATTTTCTTCTTCAGCAAGGGATATGCCCTGCATTTCAAGAATCGCAACGCGACCTGCGAGGGATTCTGATACATTTTTCATCATGGCGAACTGCTGCGATCCAGTAAGCCAAAAGAGTCCGGGCTTCTTGGCTTTATCGACGATCATTTTAATGTAGGGAAACAAATCAGGCACATATTGTACCTCATCAATAAGCACAGGCAGCTTTAAACGATCAATAAACCCTGCAGGGTCTTTTTGTGCGGCCATCCGCGTATCAATATCGTCAAGAGAAACGTAAGAACGCTCTTCGCTTTGAAGGCTCTGCAAAAGCGTTGTTTTCCCCACCTGTCGCGGTCCGGTAAGCAGCACCACATAAAATGAGCGGCTGGCATCTAAAACGGATTCGGCAATGGTACGCTGGATGGTCATGGGTAAACACTTTCGACTATATTAAAGTATGACTTTATAATAGTCGGAAACAAGGAAAAGTCAATATATAACATAGGATAATCATATGACATCGAAACGAGAACAGGCCCTTGCGGGTCTTTTTTTATGCCTGAAAGACAATGCCACAGGGGTTTCCACCCTCAGAAACGAACAGTTGCCAACAAAAGTCCCTTCCGAGGGGCTTTTTATTTTGCGCGACGGCGACCCTGGCGAACCGGAGGTAACTCTGTCACCGCCACGATACCACTACCAGCATCGTGTCGAGATCGAGGCGCTGGTGCAGCACGCCGAGCAGGCACAGCGCGATCAGGCGCTGGATGATTTGCTCTTGTTGCTGGCGCAGGCGCTGGACGGACAGACCAGCCTCGGCGGCCTTGTTGATTATCTGCATACCGAAACGCCGGAATTCCTGTCTGAAACCGTCGAGGGTGCGCCGACCATCAAGGCTGCGGTCGTTCCCATCATCCTTGAATACTCAACCTCTAACCCGCTCAACTAAAGGAGAAACACCATGTCTCGTGCATATGGGTGGAACGCCCGCCTTATCATCGGTTTTGAAAACGTCTATGGAACAGCCCCCGCTTCGGGGGCTTTTCATTTAGTACCCTTCGTGTCCAGCGATCTGGACTCGGCACAGGGACTGATTGAATCCAACGTCCTCGGCCTTGGCCGTGACCCGACCCAACCTTATCAGGATGTGATCAACGTGGACGGCGATATCGTCGTACCAGTTGATCTGCGCAATATCGGACATTGGCTCAAAGCCGTGTTCGGTGCGCCGACAACTACGGGCGCTGGGCCATATACGCATGAATTCAAATCGGGTGGCGTGACATTGCCGAGCCTGGCAGTTGAAGTCGGCATGCCGGAAATCCCTGACTTCCCGTTGTTCACCGGCGTGCGTGCCAATTCCATGGCTTTCAATTTCCAACGCAGCGGCGAAGCGCAGGTCACCATCAACCTGATCGGCCAGGGCGAAACCCCGCAAGTTGCTACGCGTGATGTCAGCCCTGATCTGGCGGAATACACGCGCTTTTCGCAATTCCAGGGATCGGTCAAACAAGGTGGTAACCCGTTGGGCAACGTGACTTCGG